GTAGCAAGTGAACCGTCATACCAACGGAACTCAATACCACGATCTTTATTGTCATCAACTGTTGGTGCAGTTTTTCCACCAAGTGTAATGATAGGGTCTTTAATTGTCGTTACAGTAGAATCAATAACAGTCGTGTTGCCAAGAACAGTTATGTTATTTACTGTTAAGTTTTCTTCTGTTGTAATAGAAGTGTTTGATTCTTGCAATAAATTTAATGACGAGTTAACTAAAGTTCCGTTACTGTCTAGATAATAAAATATTCTATTGATAGGATCAAGTGCTATTTGCCCTTGGGTAATGCTAGGTGTTGCCACTATAAAACCTTTCTTTTTACTTAGAAGGTTCCACCATCAAATGTGATACCATCAAATGTCGTCAAGTTAGAAATAGATCCACCTGTAATTGTAACGTTGTTTGAATTTTGTGTTGCAATAGTTCCAACACCAATAGTTGCTCTTGCTGTTGCTGCATCAGCGTCATCTACAAGGCTTCTACCAAATGTGGTGAACGTAGCCAAGTCTGCAGTATTTGCTCCTGTAAAATACGGGAGCTTGTCAGCTGCTGATGTAAGGCCAGCTATTGCTGCGAGTTCTGCATCATAGGCTTGAACATCAGTTCCTATAGCCAAACCTAAATTGGTTCTAGCACCAGACGCAGTTGTTGCACCAGTGCCACCATAAGTGATAGCTATTGTCCCTGCACTCCAGGTTCCTGAGGTAACATTGCCTACTGAAGTTAAGCTTGAGTTAACAACACTTGAAGCTAGAGTAGTATTTGATAATACTTCAGATGTTCCTATTTTTAGAACTTTTCCAGCAGCTAGATCTAAATGTTCAGACGATGTCCAAGCGTCTGTTGCGTCAACCCAATTGAAAGTTTTGTTTGTTGAACCAAGTATTGTTATACCAGCTCCATCAGCTGTTATATCTGTAGGCGATGCTGCGTTAGCTAGAACAATATTTTTATCTTCAACAACAAGAGTTGCTGTATTTAAAGTTGTTGTATTTCCATTCACAATTAAATCACCAGTTACGGTTAAGTTATTGCCAATCGTTACATCGTCTGGTAAGCCAATCGTAATTGCCCCACTTGCTGCAGATACTGTAACCTCATTTGCGGTACCAGTGAGTGAGGTTACTGCTGCGGTTGACAAGTCGCTAATTTGTGATCCGGTAATTGCAATTGCCGAATTACCAGCTGCTGTCAGCCTTCCTTTTGCATCTACTGTAAATGTTGCCACTGAATTTGCAGCTCCATAAGAGCCAGCAGTTACCGCAGTATTGTCAAGGTTTGAAGAAGTCAAAGAAATTGCCGTATTACCAGCTGCTGTCAAACGACCCTGGGCATCAACAGTGAATGTCGCAACAGTTCCTGCGCCACCGTATGAGCCACCAGTTACTGTGGTGTTGTCAAGGTTTATCGTGATTGTATCAGTCGCACCTGCAACAGAACTTAAGCCAGTACCACCAGAAATTGTTAGTGTATCAGTGCCTGAAGTAATTGTTTGGTTTGATCCAGAGTCGCCCGAAACTGTAAATGCCGTAGCAACGTTTGCAACAATGTTACTAACATTAGATACCTGTTGATCAACATAAAGTTTTGTTGTAGCATGAGCGTTTGCCGTTGGCGTTGGAACAACAACTGTTCCAGAAAAGGTTTTATCTCCAGTTAGCGTTTGAGAAGTCGTAAGTGATACGAATGCACCAATACCACCAATTGCTGGAATATTATTTGCATTACCGTTGCCATCATCGCCAAAACCATAGTAAAGGGTATTGTCAGCTTCGTTAAATGCTAATTCTGCGTTCTTTAAAGAGCTTGGTGCACCTGGTAAACCGCTAGCGACTCTTCTTTTAATTCTTAAAATATTAGACATTTAAAAATTTCCTCCATCAACAAGATCTGATTCTGCGTAATTGACCCATTGAGATCCGTTGTAACGTAAAATTTGTCCACTAGCAGCTGTATTTATAGTAACATCGGTCAAACCATTTAAAACTGATTGAGCGGAAATATTTGTTTCAGCTGCAATTATTCTATCTTTAACAGTTAGGTGTGAACCTGCTGGATTCAACCCTATAACGGTCTGTAAGGCTTCTACAGCGTCGTTAATGTCTGTATGCTGTTTGTGGTGGGGAACAGATACAGAATCGAGTCTATCAGTTGAAGTTGGATTAACGAAATTGTCTAAAGATGCTGGATATTGAGTGGCCATATTTTTCCTATAATGATAATATTTTACTAACTGTGTTACTCCACACAATAGTAATTGAAGAACTAGAATTACTACCTTCGTATGGTAGACCTGTTGAAGAATCTATGTAAAAAAACAATCTCGAATTAGCATCTGTGCTACCTACTTGATAACAGATAATTGCGTCAAAGTAGGAGCCATCGTGCACAACTGTTAAATCACTTGCGTCTAACACGCCATTACTGACTGTTATCCCGCTGATATTTCCAGTTCTTTTTTTTATAGCTAATGCTGGAATGTTTGAAACAAATTCATCATTTACTGCATTGATTGAATAAAGTCTTTTATCGATTAGCAGTACAGCATATTGAGAAGCAGAAGTGTTTATTAATCCTGTTAAAAGACCAGTTTTAGCTTTGCCATAAACTAAATTAGCCATTTTTAAACACCAATATCTTTAGATATTACAATTCTGTATTTGTATCCACTTTCAAAATACTCTTTGTCCTCAGTATAATATGCTGGGGTTGCGTCTAATAGTGACGGGAAATCAATAAAGACTTCTGGTTTCCAAGAATGCAATTGGATTACTGTAGAGATGTTTTCCCATCTTGATGGTGTTCTTTGTATCTTTTTTCTTTGGCATTTAAAGTATGTATTACTTAGGTAGTTCGATGCTGGCCTTGCATTAAATACTATGACTGCTCTTCCCATATTAAAGTCATTACCTAAGTAAAAGTCACCATTTACTGGGTATACTTCAGAAACAAAGAACTCTGGGTTCTTAGCAAGAATTTGGATGCTGGTGTAAGCGTCTGTTCTTACTGACTTGTCTTCAACTAAGATTTCTGTAACATCTGGTGCTCTAACGGAAGAAAATGAAGATGGGGTTGCGTCATCGCCTTTCCAGGTAAATAACACCTGCTCTTCATCTATCGACTCATTTACTGCGTCTAAAAAATTAACTAATCTAATTAAATATTCTTGATCAGAAGCAAGTTCAACTTGATCATCCCAATAGAGTCTTAATGTTCTTGATATTTGATTATAATCAACTAAAGTTTGAATAGGTGCAAATGGATTGCTAACAGCAGATGGTGTTGCGGCATTTGTTTGAACAATAAAGTTTTCATTTTTTAAACTACTAATTTTAATTGTTTTCCCGAATTTGATTACCACCATATTGACGTCAATGGCGACTATGCTATCTATTAAAGGAAGTGACAAAATATTCTCCTTACAAAAAACTAACTAATTAGTAACAAACTTTTCCGAGAAAAGCAACAAGGGACGGCTTTCGCCGCCCCTTGTCACTAAGGTAACCGTAACTATAACTACCCTAAGGTTTTTATTATTACATCTCGTTTGTAACTTGAACCTCGTAATTACGAGCAAGTCTAACGTTCTTAGCAACAGTGATACCTTCACCGTCACCAAGCATTACGATGTCATAACGTTCTTTCATCTTCATCTGACGGATGTCACGCGAAGGATCATCGAACTGATCCGTGCTCATGTCATCTTTCACAAGAAGTGTTCCCACTTCATTGCGGTCGATCAAGAAAAGGTCTGACATTGCTGGAGTTGAGCCAGACTTTGCAGTGAAGCTAACGAAAGGTGAGACGATAACATTCAAACCCATAGGAGCGGTGTTGTTTAAAGCACCTTCCTTTGAATCTGGACGGTATCCCCAACTCGTGTTAACTGCTGCTGCTGAGCCACCAGTGTGGAAAATCGCATCCTTCAAGAATACCGACCACATTAATGGGTGGAGGATAAAGTCTGTTGGGATATGATTTTCTGCCATAAGAACTGCTGCCATGTCAATAACATCATCCCAGGTAACGGTTTTGTTAAACGCACCGTCAATCCCACGACCTGTTGTATCGTCATATGAGCCACTCTCATTGTCGAACACAATGCTTGCTGCATCCTTGAAACGACTGAGGGCAATTTGTTCCTTCAAACGGGCCATTGCACGACCTGCTGCGCGAACATGAAGACCTACAATGTCCCAAAGGGAGTCAGCAATGACTTCCTCGGTGAAGGAGAGCTTAACGCCCTTCTTCGAGACTTTGCCTTCAATCTGCTTAGCAAATGCGAGTGCCTGTTCTGGGTACTCTTGTCCTTCAGGAATTTCTGCTGCCTGAATTGCATTAACTGCTGGAAACTCCAAGGAGCGTCCTTTCCCTAGGCGCACTGTCGAAAGCAACGGAGTAACGAGTAACTGTGGCTCTGCTGCTTCCTTTAGGGTACGAGAGATAACTTTAGGAAAGAGTGCTGCTGCGTCTGGGGACGAAAAAGCCTCTTTAATAGTCACTCTATTATTTTCATCTACGTGTCCATCCTCGGTTAGTGCAGTCTCCCATGCTGGGAGACCCGAGAGGAGCTCTTGGATTGTCTTGCTCATCTTAGGAATATTCCTCCTGTGTTATTTTCTTAATTAAAGTGTTAAATTGACGCGGAATGCACCAATAACATTGTTTACATCCAGATTAGAACGGATACCCAGTTTTCCTGAGAACGATCCTGAGCGGGTAAGCTCATAAACTGTCTTCAGTGCACCTGGATCTGATGGCAACTGCATGTATGAAAGCAGACCGTCATCAAAGTTGGTAGCAAATTTCTCTACCTCAATAACCTTACCAACCTGGAGGTAAGGATTTGTACCACACAACGCCGTTGTTAACGACACTGGGCGACCCATATGATCAGCCTTGATTAAAGAACCGACCGTTACATCATCATTTACCAATGAAACCATTGGATACTCTACATAACCACGTGCGATAAAGCCTGCACCCTGTGAGGTGCCCTTATCGAATGGACGGTAGAGGTCATACTGTGCTACGCCAACTGGAACCGAGTAAGAAGCAACTGCTACAGAATCGGTTGCACCTGACGAATAAGCTGGTGTTGCGCCATTCAATGGATCCCACGATGCTGGCATCGCGTCACCCCAAGTAACACTTGAA